AGAGGAAAACGACTATCTAATAATGATGGCGGTAGGTGAGAAAATTGGCGAACAAAGTTCAATTTAGCCTTTCAAACAACTTGCAGACCATAGCGCAACGCACATTGCCACAAGCCTTTGAACAAGCTCTTTTAAAAAGTACGATTGTTATTCGTAACAACGTCATTAAAAAGCTTAGTGGACAAGGGAGCGGCAGACTTTACCGAGTGCCGGCGACCAAGCGCACTTATAGAGCGTCAGCCGCAGGATTGCCGCCGGCGGTTAGGCTTGGACATTTACGGAATAGTTACCGCTATATCGTAGAGGGGCAAGGATGGGACGCCGTGGGGTATGTAGGTAGTGACATTGAGTATAGCCATTATTTAGAATATGGCACGTACAAAATGAAACCAAGACCGCATTTGGTTCCGGCTATGCAGGAAAGTAAGCCGCAAATTTTCGGCTATTTTGAGGGCATTTTATGAGTGTAAACAGTACGATTTACGCGCATTTAGAAGCAGACGAGCGTTTACGAGAGCTTTTAGCCCAAAGTTCAATTAACCCTAGTAAGAAAGCCATTTATGAAGAGTGGGCGGAGAGCGAAACAACTTTTCCTTACATGGTTTTATCTTTTTCGTTTGGGCTAGGCGACCATTACGCAAAGAACGAAAGCATTCTTAACATTGACATATTTAGCTATAGCAATAGCGTGCAAGCCGAGGACATAAAAGAGGCATGTATTTTTGCACTAGATAGGCAAACTATTGTAGATACAACAGACGGCGCATATATACGCTGTTATTACAACCGTGACGGCATTATTGTGGAGCCTACCGAAAATGTAACGCATTGGAATTTAGAAATTGCATTGCATCATTGGCGAAATGGTTTAATCAATAAGCTAGTCTAAGAACTTACAACAGGAGGCATAAACATATGGCTAGAAAAACAAATGGATTGACAAAAGAAACAGTAGACCGCTTTGTCATTGATGCAGGCGCGGTATATTTAAACGTGGGTGAAGTAGACGAGCGTTTACTAGGCGCAACACGCGGCGGCAATGAGTTTACAATTGACCAAGATATTAAGCTTATTGAAATTGACGGCGTTAAAGGAGCAACAATGGGCGCTCGCCGTATCGTAGAAAGTAATGCAACACTTAAAGTAAACTTGCTAGAGCTTACAAGCGAAAACATCATGTTAGCAATCGCAGGCGCAGACGCAACAGATTACACAGACCCTAGCATTACACCGGCACCGACAGGCGCTTCACATGACCGTATTCGCCGCACACGTAACATTTCAGATATGGACTTTATTAAATCTATTTCAGTTGTGGGCAAGGTTAGCGGTAGCGCGGAAAATATTATTGTGACTATTTATAATGCTTTATCAGATGATTCATTTGAATTGGCATTTGAAGACCGCGAAGAGGGAGCGCTTGAAATTACATTCACGGCGCACTATGACCCTGAAAACGTAGAAGAAGAGCCGTGGTCTATTGACTTCCCTAAAGAGATTGGCGCATAACATTTTGATCAAAACGCTGCAAGTATAAAATATTGGAAAAAGCAAAGCCTCCTATTAGGGGGCTTTTTTAAATAACAGGAGGTTTTCACCATGAGAAATTTAAACAGTAACGACTTAATGACTTGTGTAGCTATTTTCGGTAAAGTGGGCGACAAGTTAAAAATTGAAGAAGGAACACCGGAGGCGGCAATTGGTATGAAGTTTGTTTCAAGTGCCCTTTCATTTGCACAAAGTGATATAAAAGCTTTATTAGCCGACATTGCAGAAATGAGCATAGAGGATTTTGAGAAACAGCCTTTTGACTTTCCAATTACAGTTGTTGAATGGTTGTTTGATAATGAGGATATGAAGTCTTTTTTTCAGCGTGTCAAAGCCTTAACACAGAAGTTTTAAGAACAATAAAAGATAAGTTCGCTCAAAGGTATGGTTGGACATTTGAATATATCCAATCCATGCCTTTTTTATCGTTTATGGAGGCTTTGAAGATGTTAGAAGCAGGCATTAAGAGCGATTTTAACGACAACATGACCTTGCAGGCGTTCAATGCTTGGCAAATTCTCGAAGCGTTAAAAGTGATGTTAGGGGGAGACACTAAAGGCGCCCAAAGCTTTCAAGAATACGCACGAAAGCTTGGTTTAATCGAAGACAAAGAACCAACAAAACAAGAAACAGACTTACTAAAACATACAAGACGCATCGAAAAAGAACGTGCCCTAGAAACAGCAAGCAAGATTTTACAACTACATCGAGAGGGGCGAGCACGCAAAAATGGTTGAAGCATTTAAACTACTTGGCGAGATTAGCTTAAAAGGCGGCGCCGAAGTACAACGACAACTAGACGCCATAGCGAAAAGCACCGAGGGCGCCGGCTCAAAAATGAGCAGTTTTGGAAGCACCATGAGCACAGCAGGCGCGGCGGTAGGGAAAACGGCAAGCGGCATGACACAAGCAGGCGCCGGCTTTTCTAAGGTTGGCGCCGAGGCGACCAAGGCGACAAGCGGCGTTAATAGCTTTGCAAAAGCCTATGGCACAAGCTATAGCCGGATGCCAAGCGAGCTAAAAGAAATAGCAAGAGGAATGACCAATGTAAACGCCGAGACACAAAAAATGTTCCAAGGCATGGTGCAAGCGTGGCAAGAGCAAGACAAGGCACAAGCCGGCTTAAAACAAAAGTTAATGGAAAACCGTATAGGGTGGCTACAGCTTACACAAGGCGCCAAGACATACCAAGGCACAAACGCGCAGTTTATGGCGCAAGTAGTAGCCCTAGGCGCCGCACAAAAAGCGATACAAGACCAAATGCGAGCCGCTAATGATATGGCAAAGGCAAGCTTTATTGCAAGCGTGGGTTCTTTGCTAGCTATGAGCACGCAAAGCAGTAAGATAGCCGCCAATTATAAATCTATGGCGAATCCATTGTATCAAGCTAACACGCCATTATTAGCCATGAGCGGCGCCCTTGAAAGAGTGGCGAGGGGTGGAACAGCTAGTGCATTAGCCCTAAAGCAACTTGGTCCGACAGCTAGTATGAAAGAACTACAAGACCGTACCGGTTTAATTAACCAAGGGTTAACAAGGTTCGGCGCCGTTGCCATTGCCGCCGGCGCCGCTAGCATTATTTTATATGGCAATATGCACAAAGCGGCTATGGGCAATCAAGAATATGCCGATAGTTGGAACCGCATGAAAGACGCCATTAACAAAGCCTTGCAACCTATGAGGGACGTATTCACGGCGGTTATGCCGGTAGTCTATAACTTCATAACAAGCATAGCAAACCTTATTTCTAAGTTTAACGAAGCGCATCCAACAATAGCTAAGATAGTAGCCGCGTTTATGCTCCTAGTGCCGGCTATCACGCTTATTCTATCGCCGCTTGCAATTGGTATTGGCTTAATAGGTGGAATGCAAGCCGCCTTTGCATTCTTGGCGCCGGTTATTATGCCGCTTGTTACAGGGCTTGCCGCCATGAGCGGAACCGTTATTTTAGTAACCGCCGCCATAGTGGCGCTAGTAGCCGCCGGCGTGGCGCTTTATCAAAATTGGGACACGGTAAAAGCGTATCTTATTAGCGCATGGAACGCGATTAAGACGGCGAGCGCCGCCACGTGGACAGCCATAACAACCGCGCTCACGACAGCATGGAACGCGGCGAAGACGGCGACCACGACAGCATGGAACGCGATTTCTAGCTTTTTCTCTACGTGGTGGGCAGGCGTGAAGAGCCGTTTTAGTTCGGACGTTTCCGCCGTGGGTTCGGCGCTTTCTACAGGATGGAACGCAATTAAGACCGCCGCCATAACCGCGTGGAACGGTATTAAAGATGGAATTGTAAACGCTTTTACAGCTGTTAAGACTGGCATAGTAAACGTATGGAACGGCATTAAAGCCGCCTTTGATAATGGGGTTAACATCGTAAAAACCGTAGCAAACAATTTCCTGCAATTTTTTATGAATTATACGCCGTTAGGCTACGTGATAACAACGATTAAAGCCAATTGGGACACGATAAAACAAACGTTTCAGATTTTAGGCGATTCAGTGAAAGCCATTTGGAACCTGTTATGGGATGCCATAAAAACAGCCGTAGAGCCAAAACTCACAGCTATAAAAAATGCTATCACAACCGCATGGAACGCAATTAAAACCGGAACACAAACGGCGTTCGATGCCATAAAGAGCGTGCTTACAACCGTATGGAACGCTATAAAATCAGTGGTTATGCCGATAGTGGACGCCTTGAAAACAGGTATCACGAACGCTTGGAATGCCTTGAAAACCGCAACACAAACAGCCTTTACCGCAATAAAGACAGCGCTTACAACGGCGTGGAATGCGATAAAAGCGGCGGTTATGCCAATTGTAGAGGCTTTGAAAACAGCCATAACAAATGCGTGGAACGCTTTGAAATCCACAACCACAAGCGTTTGGAATGCGATAAAATCAGCGCTCACAAGCGCATGGAACTCTATAAAATCAGCCGTAACAAGCGCCGCAAATTCTGTAAAGTCAACAGTTACAAATATTTGGAATTCTGTAAAATCCACAACGTCAAGCGTTTGGAATGGTATTAAGAGTTCGCTTAGTAGCGTTTGGAACAGCATAAAAAGCACCGTGACAAGCGCCGCAAACAATGTGCTTTCATCTGTAAAGAGCAAGTTTAATGCCGCTAAAACAGCCATTACAAAGCCAATTAGTGATGCTTACAGCAAAGTGAAAAGCACCATTAGCCAAATGGTTAGAGCCGTTACCGGCATTCGTTGGAAAGTGCCGCTTCCTAAAGTACCGCACATTAATGTAAACGTGAAGTGGGGCGGTCCGGGGAATAAAATTCCATATCCGTCTTTTTCTGTTAAATGGGGTGCCTATGGTGGTATCTTGGACGGCGCACAATTAATTGGAGCCGGCGAGCGAGGCAAAGAAATGCTAATGCCGCTCGAAGGAAAATACTTTAAGCCAGTAGCCGGCATGATTGCCGAGCAAATGAAAGCTTTAAACGTGAACATGGCAGGAGCCGGCGCCGGCGCAAGCATAAGCGTGCCACTTGTACTTAATGGACGAGAGATAGCAAGGGCGGTTGTGCCAAACCTAGATAAAGAACTAGAACGACAACGACAGATTAGAAAGAGAGGTTTTTAAGATATGACCGCTCTAAAGTATTTCACCTTTGCAGGCAAAGACAGCCGCACCTATTTTAAATTTGTCAATAAGATAGAGCGCCCTTTCTTGCCGCCTATCAGTGTACCGGCTATCGAGGTTCCGAATCGTTCCGGCTCTATTGACCTACAGCGAAACGAAATAGGCACAAGAGAGATAAAGTTCACGGTTACGCTCTTTGCACTTACAGACGCCGATTTAAGAGCGCAGGTGAGGACATTAAGCGCCTTCCTTATCTACAGCAAAGCACAAGAATTAATTATAAGCGATGAACCGAACCGGAAATATTTTGCTCGCTTTAATCAATCAAACAATGACCTTGAAGAGATAGCGCAAACCGGACAAGGTGAACTTACATTCACATGCTTTGACCCATTCGCCTATTCAACCGTGGAAAACAACAGTTTGTTTATGACCGAGCTAAACACGATAACGAACAATGGGAGCACTAGACTTTTCCCACGTTTCCGAGTAGTGCCGAGTGTTGCAATAAATAATTTTCAATTAACCAATTTGACCACAGGCGCCACGCTCACATATAACGCGGCAATTGGTCAATTGGTGCCAGTGATTTTTGATTTTGCTACGAACCAAGTTTATTTGGAAAGCACAAAAGAAAGCCTTATAAAAAATGTGACCTTAAACAGCACGTTTTTTCCGCTTGAAATTGGCGCCAATAATCTTAAAGCAAGCTTGGCAGATGGTAGCGTAACTGGTGTTAATAACCAAAACGTCAGAATCTACTGGACGGAACGTTTTTATTAAGTCAAGAAAAAAAGTTATTTCCAGTGCTTCAAAGCACAGAAAAAATTTTGTGTCAAGAGGTTGTATTTTGATCAAAAATATGCTTTTTGTTTTTATTTGATTTTAATACTAAGACACGCATAAGGCGTAAAAAAGCTTACAGGGCAATTTGAAGCGTTTGAGCAGCATAGAAAATTACGCAAAGGAGGCACGCCGCTTTGTTGTATGTTTTTAACAGAAATGAAGAGGTAGTAGCCGTTTTGGAGCAAGCAAACAAAGAGGCTTGCCAGTATAGCGGCGGCAATGTGAAAAGTGTTTTGAACGGTGAGCAAGTTCTCACTTTTCGCGTTCCCTATCATCATGACGATGCCAAGAAAATAGACGAACACGGATATATAGCAAGACAAAATAAGTATAAGCAATGGCAACTTTTCCAAGTGACCGAGCTTATAGAAGTTCACGGCGAAGACATAGAGCTAGAGGTTACAGCCGAGGGCGCATATGTAGAAATGGATAATATACCGATTGAAGACATGACCTTTGACCGGAAAACGCCGGCGGTTGTGTTGCCTGCTTTATTAAGTGGGACGAGGTGGGAAGCCGGAAACATAACAGGAACCGGCATTCATGACTTGACCTTAAAGAATAGTTCTTTGCTTGAAGCCATTTCAGATTTTAAAGCGCGGTGGCTTGTTGAAATCAGTTACCGCATCGAGATAGCAGGCAACCGGATAAGCCGCCGCATTGTCGATTGTGCCGACATTAAAGGAGCTTGGAAGGGTAAACGCTTTGAATACTCAAAAGACCTTGTAGAAGTCACTAGAACGGTTGACGCGAAGAATGTAAAAACCGCGCTTTATGGATTAGGAAAAGAAATTGACGACAGCGGCGGAATGCGTGAGAGCTTTGCAGACGTTGTATGGGTGAAAGGTACAAACGGCGCACCGGCAGACAAGCCGGCAGGGCAAACATGGGTAGGGGATGCAACAGCACTTGCCACATGGGGCAAGCCGTGGAAATACAACGATACAACAAAACAACATTTGTTTGGACGATATGAAACAAGCGAAAACACCGATGCAGAAGACCTTCTTTGGGAAACGTGGGTAGAACTTCAAAAACTTGTTGTGCCGGCGGTTACATACCAAGTGAAAGTGGTAGACCTGTACAGAATCCTAGGCATTGAAGCTGAGAGCGTAGACCTAGGCGACACGGTGGCGGTCATTGACAAAGACTTGAACGACTTAAAAATCCAAGCACGTGTGATTGAGTATGAAGAAGACTTGGATTTTCCCGACCAAGATATATTGACCATTGGAAACTATATTCCAAACTTTGTTGACCGAACAAACGCACTACAAAAAACCACGGACGAGCTAGCCGCGAACCAAGGCGGCAACTATCTTGAAGCCGGCGACACTATCGACCCTTCATGGATTGACACGGCATTTGATTTTGCTAAGGATGCAATCACGGTTGGGAACGGCACAGTTATCATGAATGAGGGCGAAGGGATTTTAATTGTCGATGACCCAGTGAACCCACAAAAAGCAATTAAGCTTGCCGCCGGACAAATAGCCCTAGCAAATAGCCGAGATATAGCCACGAACACTTTTAATTGGCGCAACTTTGGAACCGGTGAGGGATGGCTTGCCGACTTAGTAACAGCCGGCTTTATCAAGTTTGACCGGATGCAAGGCGGCACGCTTTTACTTGGCGGCGCTAATAATAGCAATGGGCGCATGGTTGTTTATAATGCAACCGGTGACGTAGTGGGCGACTTGGACGCGAGCCGAGGCGGTTTCGTGTCGGTCTACGTTGGGGATTTACGAGCCGGCAACGTGCTCAACTCAAATAATGTAGCCTATACGATTTATGTAAATCCTACAAGCGGTAGCGATAACTACACCGGTGCAAGTAGCGGCGCCGCGTTTAAGCGCCTACAGACCGCTATAGACAGCATACCGAAGCACAACAATGCACAAGTAAACATTAGCGTATCAAACGCCAATTTTAACGAATACGAGATACACATTGAGGGCTTTTTCGGTAGTGGCTCCATCATCATTAATATGAATGGCGGCGTACTCAATGGAATGCTTTATATAAAACAAAACAGCCAATACATTACAGTGAGTAACGCTATTTTAAATCAGATTTACGGAACGCAATATGTTGGGGATGGAACAATCAGTGTGCGTTATACTCACTTTGCTTCTTTCACTAACTGCAATATCTATTGCCGTAACAATGTTGACTTTGGCATATTGGCACGTGGTTCAAATGTTATTTTAGATGATTGTTCATTTTTTGACGGCACCACAGCTTGCATACACGCCGAATATGGCGCAACGATTGATATAGTTGGTTCTTGTGATGGGCGCTCACGTGCCGGCTTGCGTGCGGTTGCAAGTGGACGTATTAACGTTTGTAATGTGACCGCGCCAAGTGGAACCGTGACAAACCAAGAACTTTTATATGGTGGGCAAGTGCTTGGCACCGTGTCGAGTTACCAAGCCGGCACACCGGCGCCGCCAGCCGCGCCGCCATTAACTAAAACGTTTAGTGCTCAAACTATTCGTTCATGGCGCTCTAAAACATTTAGTGGCGATATAAACGGATGGCGAGCCGCGCCAAACTATGATATTTACCAAGGTGAATGGACGGACACAACGAGCTACGGCAATCATAAAGGCTGTTTTTGGTTCGATAATACCGCCATTCTTAATACCATTACAGGGCGCACGCTCAAAGGCTCACGTATCAAACTAAGACGTAAAAAGAGTAGCGGCTACAATGACAAATTGCCGCTTGGTCTATGGTGTTTGACAAGTGCAAGCACGGTAGTGCAAGTGTCGCAACCGGTAGTGGATTACAACGCCGGCGAGCTTGCAAGCGCACGTTGGGGCGATGAAGTTTGGTTGGAAATTCCAACTTGGATTGTAACCGCCTTGTCAAATGGTTCTTATCGCGGTTTTTGTTTGTATCAAGGCGATGCAAACCCATATGTAGTTATGGAAGCCGAAGCAACGTTAGAAATAACTTACGTCTAGGGTGCCGCTATGGACTTAACATACTTGCAACCATTTCTAGGCACAGAAACGCCATTCATGCTTTTATTTGTCGCTCTTTTCTTTTATGTGATACGAAACAACCAAAGAAGAGAAGAGCGTCTTAATAAAAGAATTGACGATGATTTGAGCAAGCTAAGTGAAGACTTGCATGTATTAATGCAAGTTTGGAAAATTCTTTTAGAAAAAGAAGTTCAAAACACTAAGGAGGTAACAAAAAATGATGGATTGGACAAATGATATTCATTTAATAGACAGCTTGGCGGTGGGCGCCGTGGCGGTTGTGCCAATTATCGTTGCAATCGTACAAGCGCTTAAAATGACAGGCAAGCTTCCAAATAAGTTTGCGCCGCTCGTATCTATTGCCGTTGGTATTTTAGTGGGTTTTATTTTCAGACATGATACACAAAATCTTTCACAAACTATCTTGGCAGGGGTTATTTACGGTTTAAGTGCAAGTGGGCTTTATAGTGGTATCAAGACCACGGCGCACGCTACGCCAAGCGATTCAAGCAACACGGCGAATAGTGGCGGCGCGGCGGCGGCGGAAACGTCCACGACAACCACAACCGAGAAGACCGAGACACAAACAACCGTAGCGAATGAGCAAAAAAGCGAAGACCCTGTAAAATGAGCATGATTATAAAACGTAACGGCAAAGTTGTGGACGTTGCCGAAGATAACCCAAATTACAAGCCTACTTTTGAAAGTGAAAAGAATAAGCCGAACACGCTTTTTACTAACACGACAAAAGAGGAAAGAGGGTTAACCAATGACTAACAAAATCTATTTAGATGCCGGACACGGTGGGACAGATGGGGGCGCAGGCGGTAATGGACTTCTTGAAAAAAACCTTACGTTATCTATCGTCAAAAAAATTCAAGAAACGCTTACGAAAAATTATGAAGACGTTCAAATAAAATTAAGCAGAACGGGTGACACATACCCGACACTCTCACAGCGCACGAATGATGCAAATGTTTGGGGAGCAGATGTGCTTATTAGCGTTCATATTAATGCAAATGCTAATACAAGCGCAAATGGTTTTGAGACTTATATTTACAATCAGTCTCCGAGTGCTCGCACGGTGTCTTTCCAAAACATGTTGCATCAAGAGATTTTCAACCAAATGAAAGCCGGCGGCGTGTCAAATGACCGTGGCAAAAAGCGAGCAAACTTGCACATGTGCCGTGAATCAAACATGAGCGCCGTGCTTACTGAAAACTTATTTATATCTAACAAATCCGATGCCGACAAGCTACGCCAAGACGCCTTTATTAATCGCATAGCACAAGGGCACGTGGTTGGCTTAGAAAAGTTTCTAGGATTGAAAAAGAAACAAACAGCCGAACCAAACACAAGCACGCCCATTGATGCAAGTATCGGTGTACGTTTCGCGGTGCAAGTTGGTAGTTTTGCGAGCCGTGCAAATGCAGAAGCTATGTTGAAACGTGTACAAGCAGAAGGCTTTGAAGCGTTTATTAAAGAACAATAGTATAGGCTTTTATTTCCGGTGAAATAATAGCTAGTACAGTGTTGGTATACTGATTTTGTCATTACTTCCCTTTATTGACGTTTCATCACGCATTGTTATTAACTTTCTTGGGCAAAGTAGGTTGTGACAAGCGACAAGCACCGAAAAAAGACATGTTGTCACTCACAACATGTCTTTTTCGTATTAAGCATTTTAGTAAGGGAATTAAGCAATTGTAAATTGATTTCTTTTACATCTTATTGTCATGCAGAAATGTTGGTTTACGGTTAACACTCTACAAAAAATATAGTAGCATATGCACACACTTTATGTCTATGTCAATTTCATGCAAAAAGCCGCCTTTACCGAGGCGGCTTTTCTCACAAAGGTGCGAATATCATCTAGCTTCTTTTCTAGTTTATACCAAATGCAAATAAAAAAACCGCTTTTCCAAGGCGGCTTTTCTGAATCAAGACGAGTATAAAACAGTTAACCACATAAGAAATATGTGAGTTAGTTTAAGGACTTTTAGTATAACATGTCTTGTAAAAAAATAACATGATAATTTTTGCGCTTTATGTTCAAAATATAATCACATAGCCTATAAGCTATTTAATGGGGTAAGCACTCTTCTATGCAAGCTTGCATATGCCCTAGGGACAAACGCCGCTATATACAGTGATTTTTGTTGTTGTTGCCATCGTAGTCACCTTTCCAAGTACGGTGAATTAAAGTTTGTTTTGTGATTTCTCGACTTACTGAGCCGAATGGTTCGTATTGTGTACTTACGTTTTTTCCTTTTACGACACTTCCTTGTTTAAGTGTAAATTGATTCATTATTTTCTCCTTTCAAAATTTAATGTACAGGAAAAAGCCCTATGCCATGAGGGCTTTTTTTCGTTGTTCCTGTCTTTCTTTGTCGAGTAAGCAGGAAGCTAGCTAGGTGATAGCAAAGATAGCTAGAAGCTAGCTTAATAAGGGGGCATAGTGAATGGACGTAAACGCGATAGACGAAGGACGCACAGAAAAGGTGCAATTTAACGCGAGAATTGAAAAAGGGGTAGAAGATGCCTTTAATTATGTTTGGGCTATCAGACAGGCACAGACGCCGTTTAGAGTGCTTCATAAGAATGAACTACTATCTGAACTTATCATGGAGGCATATTACGACCACGAAGCCGAGGACTACGCCAAGACGCCGCCGCCAAGACCGCCACGCAAATTAAGCTTTGCCGAGATTAAAGCGCGAGCCGAACAGGAGGCGAAAAAATGACCAAGAAAAAAGGCAAAGTCAAAAAGAATGCTACGAAAAAGAAGCGCCGCCAAGAACGCCGAGCCGAGGCACAGCAACAAAAAGAATATGCACAAAGTATGAAGAATACAAACTAGGCAAAGCGCACAAAATAAGCGTGCTTATCTCCATTATTTATTCTTTTTAGGGTGGACGACTATTGGACAAAGAAGCAGGGGCGACCCTGCTTTTTTTATTTGTCTTCTAACAATCTGATAGACATATCTTCCATACTCTCTTCAAAACGAATATGCTCATTGACTTGTACCATGTATTCAGCAAAGCGGCTAGATTGATAATCATGTGCCATATGGTAGACCGTGGCGCCGCCTTTTAATAACAAGTAGTGCTCATAGTAATTGCTTTGTGTAGCTTGTATATGGTTAATTAGTTCTTTTTGATACGTTGCCGCATATTCTTGTTTTAATATCCCAATTCTATTAGCAAGGTTGTGTAGGTGCTCTAATTCTTTTTTCATAAAACGATTATAGGCACTAGATAACTTTGTTATATGCAATTTCCCGAAAACCTCCAAGGGGCGGCATAAGCCGCCTTATTTTTTATGCTTGCTTTCTTGTCTCTTTTAACCACTCTTTGCCTAGCACACCATTTGAGCCAGTCCCAAAAATAACTTCCATGTATTTATAACGATTACGGAAAATAACAATCATTTCGTTTTTTTGCTTCATTGTCAATCCTACAAATTCCGCGTACATATCAATCATGCCAACAAGTCTATTGTGGTGATTTTCAAACTCTTTTTTAAGCTCGTCAATTTCTTGTGTAAGCTCTTCTTTTTCAAGTTTATTTTGAGTATTAACACATTGAATTTCAAGATTAAGCATGTTTTCTGATTCACTAATTAAAACTTCCATGATAGGCGTGTATTGTTTTTCAAATAAATCATAGTAAGGCATAGATACCATGTTGTAACCTCCAAGGGCGGCACAAGCCGCCTTATTTTTATTCTTCTAACCAATTATAAAATGGAATGCTAGAGCTAGCCGCTTTTTCTTGGCTTTCTTGTTTTAATTCTACTTTCTTGCGTGCTTTACCTAAGTTCATTTCTAAGCCATTAACAAAGTAAATTGCCGGATAGTCAACAGGTGTATTTTTCATGGCTTTTAGTTGTGCCGTTATGTCATCAGCCGTTAAAGTAAAAAGTTTTCTATCAGCTATTAATTTTAAGCTTTTATTTATTTCTTTCTCTTCAAAATCATTTTGTTGTAAAAAGAAAGTAACCATTTGCTCTAATTCAGTAGAGAGAGAATAAGTATTTGTAGAATCTTTTTTTGTAGAATCTTTTTTTGTAACATCTTTATTACTATAAGTGTGATTATCCAGTTCTTGATTATCCAGTTCTTGATTATCCACTTCTTGATAATCAGATTGTGGCGTTTTAACTACTTTCTGATTATCAGATTCAAGCTGTTTACCTTGTCTTTTTGCGTTGCGTGCCTTTGTTTTAGCTTTCTTTTCCGCTATGCGTCTTTGTCCTTCCTTTATGCACTCTTCCTTATTAGGATTCATATGAGGCATTTCATACACTTCATAAATCCATTGGTCTATTGTTCCATCTTCATTTCTTTTTGGGTACCAATTCATAAAACCGTGTGCCATTAATTCTAATAAAGCACTATCTACTTGTGTTTTACCGCCGCTACTCTTTTTCGCCAAATCCGTTTTTCTGATAATCCAGTCATCCGGCTTTGAAATGATGTAAGCTAACAAACCTTTTGCCGTAAATGATAATGTTTCGATTTCTAAAAACTCATTGTGTAATGTTACATACTTGCTTTCTTTCATTGACTTAAAAATTGCCATAATAAATCCATCCTTAAATTTTTATTTGAAGGATAGAATACAGCTCGACTTGAATATTTTTCTATTGGCAAATATCCTTTTTCGGTATATAATAGCCATAGAAAACTTAATCAAACAATATCATCTCGCCATTGCCTCCTAAAAGCAGTTGCGAGCTGTATACTATCACCACGAGTCATGACTGTTTCCCTTTCAATCACGGTCATGGCTTTCTTCATATACTTATTGTACGCCTTACGCTTTGAGAAATCAAGGCTTTTTTTATTGGTAATTTTTCTGTAATACCAAGGGCGAAAAAATCTTGTAAGTGCATCCGTGAAGGCTATTCAAAGTACGCCTAATGTGCTAAAATTAAAGAGTGTGCAAGGGTAAAAAAGGGAAATGCCTAGTACATATGGAATAGTAGTACAAAACATAAGGAGGCAATACAATGCGTAGAAAAGATTTAAAGGGAATTGAGATTGACCCTAGAGACTTGCCAAGTGAATTAAATGAAATGCTAGAACAATTTGTAGAAGCATTGATAGAGAAAGAAGAAGACCGCGAGAAGATGGAAATAGGAAAGATTAACGAACTTACAAGACAAGCCTTTTGTAAATGGAAGAATGACCAAGCAGACTTAAAAGAAGAATTTGAGTTCCGTAAAAAGATGCTTGAACGAAAAGTAGTAAGAGAATTAAGAGCAGAATTTGAACCTAGATTTGACCAATCAGAAAAAGCCCATAAAGAACTATGGACAAGCATAGAACAAGAACTAGGCGTATCACACGAACTTGAATTATCACTTAACCATAAAACCGGTATAGTGTCGCAATATATAGATTTTAATCCTAATGCACAAAAACACTGATGATATTAAAGAGATTTACCAAGAAGACTTAACGAAC